GTGGCAATGTGTCGCCGGCTATAGCGGATGTGCCATGCTTCGGCGTTTGCACCGTCACGAACTTCCCATGAGAAACCGTATTTGAGGGCGTTGCTGGTCATAAATCCGTCACCGAGCAACCATTCAAGTCGCTTACCTGACGCTGAGGCAACATCAATTGCGAGTCCCCAGCCATGATTACTGGTGGAAGGGCTCCCTGCTGGAGCCATACCTTTTTTCAAATACCAAGTCTTACCTTGATAGGTGCGAGTTACTTGTGGTGTACGACCGGTAGGTGTAGCCGAATAACGTTCATTGAACATTGCTACTTGGCGATCTAGTGGGCGGTATGCGCCGACATGCTTCAGTTCGATCCCGTCGAAGTATGCGGCGAGTTGCATGGCGTTCCATGCGGTTGCTGCTAAACGATGAAGTTTGCCGTTGGGTGCTTTGATGTTTCGTAGTAATGCTGGGTTGATTTCGCCGTTCTTTTGACCTGCAAGGTCGGTGGGCATGATGATGGGGAGTACGGTGTATGTGGTCATTATGTTTTCTTTCTGTGAGGGTTAGTCCATGATCCTGGTCATCCAAAGACGACCAGTAATATTTTTGCCACTTGCTCCTGGATAAAAATAAAGTTTGATTACATCAGTAGCTTCTAAATATAAAGATTTTCCGTCAAATGTTTTTGTGGTTGTAACACGAGGAGTTGAGTTTGTCCCAACTTCAACACCATTTAGTTCAATATACGCATATGTTGTATTGCTAGTAACATCCGAAGATATTAAATATCCAATATTGTATAAACCTGTCAATCCAGATGGAACTGTAATAGAAGCAGAAGTAGCAGATATAAAACCACTAGCATCCGCATCTTCTGTATCCCATGAAACATAACCACCGGTACTACCTGAGAAGGCTTGTGTTGCTGCTCGTCGAAGTTTTAATTCTATCAAACCTAATTTTGCAACTGTTATTGCACTGTCAGCAATATCGGCAGTTGCTATAGTCCCGTCAAGAATCATCGTGCTAGTAACAGTCCCTGTATCTGCGGCTGTGATAGCAGTACCAGAAATTTTAGTTTTAGTGATCGCTGCTGAAGCATTAATATCTGCATCAACAATAGTTCCGTCAGCAATCTTGGCCGATGTAACAGAACTATCAGCCAATTTCCCTGTAGTTATCGCAAGATCATTGATCTTCCCTGTAGTTACAGCAAGGTTCACAATCGCAGCAGTATCAACCGCATCATCAGCTAACTCCGAAGCACCGACAGCGTTAGCAGCGATCTCGTCAGCACCAACAGCACCAGTAGCGATCTTCGCTGCGGTAATAGCATCATCAGCGATACCGGCAGTAGCGACCTGACCCCACTCCGGAGAAGTCGCACCACTATTCACACGCAACACCTGAGCCGCAGTACCGATACCGACACGACCAAAAGTAGAAGCACCATGAATAAGAATGTCACCCTGCGTCGTCAGCGTCGAAGCAAGTTCGTTAGCTTCATCAGCATCAGTAGCAGTGAACACAGGATAAACAGTTGAAGCACTGTTGTGAGCAAAAGCGGTCGTACCATCAACGCCACGGTTAGCAGCGACATTAGGAGTCGCATAAATGTTGATGGTCGTATCAGTAGCACCAGTACGGGTCACCAAAATCTTTTCTTCGTTAGAAGTACCAGGCTCGACAACAACATGGAACGGTGCTGAACCATACGGCCAGCCCGTATAAGCAGCGATAGTGAACGAGGTAGTACCCGATGAAGCGATACTTGACCCTGTTGTAGTGCTTGCTGCACCACCTGTATATGATCTGCGTGTCTTTGCCATGATAATCCTTATGCTGTGAGTGAACGTAAAGTAATAACTGCTGTACCATCAAAAATCCAGTTCTTGACATGAGAGTCAACTGGTATCCATTCAACGTTCTCAACAATAACTTTGAACGTTTCTTCACCTTCTTGGTATGTGATAATGCGAGTATCGGAAATGAGACCACGCAAAAACGCTAACTCATTGTTGACATCGTAATAATATTCTCTGTTTGAACGATTAAGTTTTTCGTGCAATAGGACAGGGACAGAGAACAGTTCGGATCGTTTTGGTGCGGGGAAAGCACGAACTTGCCAGCGGGTTAATGTCGGCCCACTAGTCGCATCGGTAGATGATCGAGCAAAAGTTATTTTGAAAGCTGCTTCACCGAACGAAGTGTCTGAACCGTCAAGAGTTTTCTCTGTCACACCCTGCGTATCAAATGTAGCAAGAGATTCGTAGCCACCGTTGTCAAGGTTCAAAGCAAACGTGAGCGACCCTGTTAAAGGTAGGGTACGGAAGTCTACGAAGGTAGCGAACTTAGGGTCGGGGATTCCCCAACGCCATGAACCTGTCTCCACATAACCTGTTGACGCAAGATTGGTGGCATGTTCACGATACAACCCTTGCCCTGATACAGAGAACACACGGTACTCACCCCAGTTAACGACTGCGTTCACAGCACCCTGGACATCAACCATAAGATCAGAAGCATAAGCAGGTTCGTTAATACTATTGAACTGCGATAAATCAATGCGCCCTAAACCTGTAGATGTCGCATCAAAGTTTGTCCACCCGTACCATACGAAACGACCGTCACCAACCGCACATTTGACACTGCTTGTCGTTTCCAAAAGAGGCCCGACTATCAAATCTGCTTCACTGTCAGCAGTAGCCAAACGGATACCTTTATTTGTTCCGATACAAACATTACCTAAATATCCGGTTAGCGAAGAAAGAGTTTCACCTAACGGGAGTTCAGCAGCAACAACAGGAACGTTTAGTGTGCCATCGGCTTTAACAGTTATCTTGTAAACAATTGCGGTTAAACCTGCATTACCACCTACATAGATAGCGTTTTGTCCAGAACAAGAATCAACAAAATCAAATGATGTGTTGGGATGCTCATAGAACGGGGTATGTGATCCACCCGAACCAGTAGGTAGATGGATGTGGTTGTCATGCAAAGCTATGATTCGACTTTTCGCATACTTCAACGAGTTGTAGGTATATGCGGTTGAACCTGATGTCGGATAATATTGGGCGACAGAAGCCCCGCCCGCAGTAGAAGAATAAATAGCGTTGTTGTTGTACGAAACAAAAACTGTTGTACCGTCAGTTGTTAATGCTTCAATCGCTGCCGTTGGCGCACCGGTAGTGACGCTAGTCCAACTAGACAAGTTGGTCGTATATTTTAATGTGTTACCGTCACCGACATACAAATAACTACCGACGACGACCATAGGTAAATTAGTGTTTGCAGAATCTAAAATTTCTGAAGTCGTTTTTAGTAACGACAACTGGCCTTTAGTCCACGGGTCAACATTCTTAGATGACGAAAACCTGGTGTCAACACCCTCAGCGGTATCACCATACTTTTGTGCAGAACCCTTATGCCACGACACTTGTCCACGCCGCCACAAACCTTGCGGGTTAATTGCACCCTCACCAGGAATATTGGAATCGTCAGCAGAGTCACGCAACCGTTGTTCAAACGCACGACCAAAACGACCAGACTTCAAATCCAACATGTACGGTCGACCAGCGATAGCGACAGGGAAAATGTCTGGCACTAAACCTGATACGCCTGTACCCGTATAGTATGTAGGCCCACCCACATATGGGGTAGTAAATCTCGTTAACGTAGCCATCGGCTACTTCCTGAAACGCAGAGGATACTGGCGGGTAAGACGAGATGCTTCAGCAATAATACGATCTCGACGCAAACGCAACAAGTTGTTGATGCTATTTGTGACAGACCCAGCAGGTACTTCGTCAGCACGACGAGTGTCACCCTGAGATTCAGTGAAGTTACGTTTCACTTCACGGCCAGCAACCATACGGATTTGGACACCCAAGACAAGTAGGTCTTCTAACTCTGTGCCAACACCCGCTGTGTCAAGCACTGTTGCTTCAGTAGCGAGCGTACCGTAAGCAGCTTTGTATATCACACGGACAGTACCGGAACGGACATACGAGTCAAAAGCAAGAACAAACCCTGAAGCGAAGTCTGCGGTTGGCATGTCTCGTAACAGTCGAACGTTACGGACTACAGGGTAGTCGTCGTTCAAATAGCGGTATCGGACATCGTATAGGTCAATCATGTTGGTGACACCCGTGAGGTTCACCATGCGATCCGAACCGTTGTACGAAAGGTCTACAGTTTTGATTTGGAACAACCCGTTTAGTGGGGATGATAGATCGGTTAATTCGGAGTTGAGTGCTGTCAACATTTGTCCACGAGGGAAACGAGGGTTCACCGTAGCGATATCGCCTGCCGTATGAGCAGCAGCGACAGACCCACCGTAACCTCGTTCAACAGTCACAGTTTTAGAAGTGCTGTTCGCTTCCCAAACAAACATCATCTCTGAACCGATCTCAAAGACAGTGTTCTCACGAAGCGAACCCAACGCATACGACATCGTGAGCGTGGTTTCAGAGGCATCACAAGAAGCCGCAAGCTTGTTGCGTTCTTCTACGACACCCGCCAGGAGTAACTGGTTGGCTCGATCAAGGATCGTACCTGCTGTAGTCACTTCTTTTTAGCCTTCGGAACACAATTAGGGACAGGTTTGCCTGACTTGCCTTTTTTCATACCAACCATCATGTAGTTATCCCAACAGGGTGTTGATTTCTTTTTGGCAACCATAGCCCCAAGTATACCCTATTTGGTCACAGAAATTCGGTAACATTCCCTGAGTCCACAAGAACATCAAAAGTAGACACTGGAATCCATTTCAGTTCTCCTTTCGGAATCCTGATCTTGTACGCCCCAATGTCAGCCTCAACCTTTTTTAACGCTTTAACACAAACCAAGTTCTCGCCGGCAGGTTTCCACTTTTTTGTAGTCAACATGCCTGTAGGGGGATGGGCGGTCAACAGTTTGTCCACAGTGTTATCCCACGAAAACCCTAAAGTCCGTTTGTGTCGAGCTTGCCGTTGAATAAAAGTAGGGCGACCCTTAGCGTAGGCATCTTGAATACTGTCCACTAGTTGGTCGTGGTTGGGGACAAGCCAGTTGCCGATATCTTTGTACGTCTGCATGTGTGCTGTCTCAGGGGAAGCATCCAGCGCATAGTCGAAAAGGTGGGAGAACATGAGGTGTCCTGTAGTAGCAGGGGCGATCACCCTGTTCCCTAACGCCAACTGCTGTAATGGGATCAACCCGAACCCTTCGCCTCTAGAAGCAGACACGAAACAATCGGCAGAGGCGTGTAGGTCTCGTTCTTCAGTAACCGACAGGTTGTCCCTGACAATGGTCACATTCGGGCCGAGGTTGAACTCTTTAGGATCATCAAACAGATAGGTGGGAAGTTTGACAATCAGTTCGCTGTCAGGCAAAGCAGCATCATGGAACGCCTGTACCACCTGCGGGATACCTTTGCGTAACCATCCTGAGCCACCGGTCATAAACCTAAACTTAGAGTTATCTTCTACTACTTGGGGTTTCCACACATCATGGTTGACACCTAACGGTACGACATGGACATCAGGGTGGATAGCGTCAAACAGTTCTTTGTTCCAGTCGCAGGGAACTAAGACTCGATCATATGCGGGGAGAAGGCGAGCGAAACGGGGAGGCAAAACATCTGTCTCCCACATAGTCAAAACTGCGGTTGACTGACCTTCCCATGAGCCTTTAATCATGTCAGGAGTCATACCGTATACGACTGTTCCTGCGTCTTCAGTTTGGTCAATGCGATCTACAGCAACATCCTGTATTTCTTGCATCATCCTGCCGTAGCCGACATGAGGAATATTGACACCCTGAATATCGTAAGGGTGTTTCACACGTGGCCTGATTCCACCTGGAACGCTGTCTCAGCCTTTTTCTCTACGTTGGCTGCACCATCAATTTTGTTGGGTTGTAGACCGTCTGCCCGTAGGCGTTTGTAGGCGGCCATGTCTTTGTCCCATCGGGATTCTGTGGCGTTGATGCGAGCTGCGTCACTGCGACGGTTGGGGGTGCATGACGAGTCCATTGATACCGTTGAGATACGGCATGCGAAACAGCCTTCGACATCAAGAGTGGGGTGGGTTTCTTGGTGTTTAATCATAGTTTTATTATAGTCAGGTGATGTATGCGCTGTATCCTGCGGCGGTCAGGCTGGCAGCTTCAGCATCTGAAACTGTGTAGACATGTCCACCGAGATAACTAATTTGGATTGTGTCAAAGTCAGCAGGATCGTTTTCGGTGTATGTGTTGTCATCTAGTTTATAAACATTTCTGCCACGAGGTAGTGACGCAAAATGGCGTAGCAGTCGAAACGACAACCGCAGGTTTTCTGTCGGTGGGGTGTCAACATCAAAGTCGGTGAGGTTCAGATATGCGTCTGTGGGCGGGGTGAACGTAGGCATCAGGTGACAGTATACCCTGCTGCGACTAGCTGGTCTTTTTCGGTTTGGTCTACAAAGTATTCGTGACCGCCGTAATACACTTTGTCTACGAGTGTGGGGTCTAACGGATCGGTGTTGGTGTATGCACCGGTGTTGAGCCGGAAGATGTTTCTTGCCCGATATCCCTGGTTGGCTTTGGCGAATAGTCGGTGGGCGGGTTCGGAGTTACGGTAGTCATCCCACGGGAATCGGTCTTCAACGGGTGTGCGGAAGATCAACGATTTAGTCCAGGTAGCAGTTTCGGTTGATGCCCCTGAACCAGTAGCGGTACGAATATAAACGATCCCGCTAAGGGTGGCCGCTGTTCCTAATCCTGAGCCTGTTGCGGTTCTAGGTGCGATGTGAACACCGATAGCAGTATCACTGGTTGTTGACCCTCCAGCACCGTAAGCGGTACGCAAATTCTTGTGGAGGATACTGTTGAGCGATGTGCCTACGCCTGAACCTGTAGCAGAACGTGGAGCGATGTGGAGTCCGGTGGAATCAAATCCTCCTACGCCTGATCCTGTAGCGGTACGGACTGGTACACGGATACGGGTAGCTGACTCTGTACCTGTTCCTGAACCTGTAGCAGAACGAACTGGATTGATATTCGAGTCAGCAGTTTCTGTACCTGAACCTGAACCTGTACCGATTCTTGCTCGTGTAACCGACGATACTGCTGTCTCTGTACCAGTACCCGAACCTGTAGCCGTATTCGTAAATGTGACTACGCCGTTGTATGAAAGATTACTAGCGTTATAAAGAAACGAGGAGTCGTTATACAGGCGAGGCATTACGCCTCCGGTGGCGGTGATACCGTTTGGATAGACCCATCATCGTTACGGACAAAAGAGTCGTTTGCATCTTCATCGGCCTGACGGTTCTCATCGTCCGTATATGGACGAATTACCACTTCGCCCGTAAGCGCATCTACTTCTGTCCATACTCGGCTATCTGTCATTTCGTGTATCCAAACACTTGATAGTTACCAGAAATTGTGCCGGTCGAGGTGTAGAGGGTGAACCCATCGTAAGCAGTTTCAACATTGTGGACACCACCACCAGACATGGTGAAGAAGTTGGTATAAATGTTGATGGCGTTCCCCAGCCAAGCGGTTCGGCGGGCGACATTCGGCTGGAAAACGTCTAACGAAAACGCGGCGACACCGTTTGATGTGCTGTTTGTGTCCCCAACATACAAGCCAGTTTGACCAGTCCCGTTATTGAGGTTGATAGAAGCCCCATTCACGTACAAATACGGCCACCCATAATCCCACGACGTGGCTGAGTTGTCAGTTCCGCTCAACCTCATGCGTATGCGGAGGACAAGCGTTGTGGAATGGGTGATGTTGCCAAAGACAACCCGATAGTTTGTGTAGGTCGATGAGAAGCAGTTATTGATGCTGACCGCAGACGACGAACTAAATGTGCCACTTGTGATGTACACCAACCCCAAGTCGGCGGTCGTAGCGACCGTGCCGGTCTTATCAGGCAAAGTTAAAGTACGGTTAGCAGTCAAAGTAGTAGGTGTCAATTTGACACTCAACGATCCTGTACCACCAGCACGACCAGCCAACTGAATACCATCTTGTGTAGATGCGGGTCGAATAACTTGTGTACCAACCATGTCCAATTCAACTGAAGGAGACTGATTATTGATACCAACACGATTATTAGTAGCATCAACAACAAGGACACCACTATCAACATTCAACGCACTATGGATACCATTAGTGACCTTATAGTCCAACGATGAAGTTACCGCAGAACCATTAACACCAACCTTCGCCTCCAACGCCTCAATAGCATCATTAGCATCAGCATGCTGACCCGCATGATCCGGCGACGCAAGCGTATTACCCGAAGTCGGATTAGTTAAAGCATCAAGCCCAGTAGGAAACGAAGTAGCCAACTACAATCAGTCCAACGACAATGTAAGGCTAGTGATCTGAAAAGTATCCCCAGCAGTCACAGCAGCACTAGAAGCCAAAGCACCACTCCACAAACAATTACCACTAGTCGAAGCATCCCACAACGACCAATGCGAATAAGTCTCAGTCGTAGACACATTAGTCCACTCAACCGTCGCACTAGAAACCATCGAACCACCCGAAGCAGCACTAAACGAAACCGACTTACGAGTCGCCTCAACAGCAGCATTAGAAGTCCCATCCTCACCAGGATCACCCAAATGCAACTTCAAATACGGCGTAGCCACAGCAAACGAAGTGTTACGCAACGTATTAAGAAACGCTAACTCACCATAATTAGAAATACTCATCAAACACTCCTACAAAAAGAAAAACTGGGTGGCACGACACCATTGTATCGCACCACCCAGCCTTCACACCGGACAAACTCAGAGAGAGCTTGCAGACTCGATTCGGCGCAACGAAGCCTCACGGAATCGACCGTAGCCACCCAACCAGTACCAACCGATTGGCTGGAGACGGTTCAAGGTGTCAACCACAGGGCCACGAACGACCTTCGGAACAGCACCGTTACCGTCAATTGACGAGTACGCCTTAGCCAAAGCCTGACGACCCATCACGTGAGTGCAGTAAACTTCGATAGTTCCGGTTGAACCCGAACCGTCAGAAGCGTTCTGGAACACCTTTGCACGAGGAGTTTCGATGAAACGGACACCTTCAAAAGCACCGATTTCGGCGTTGTAGATGTTCGAGGTGTCTTGGTACACGTGCGGGTCACGCCAAGCAGCAGCACCAGTTTCACGACGCAAGTCATAAGCAACATCGGGGTGGATGTAAGCCATGTACAAACCGTTGAAAGTAGGAACATTCGCACCACGAAGCTGTGCGGTCACCTTACGGATGTCGTTAGCTTCGATGATGTCAGTAGCCTTAACCGTGGTACGGCTTGAAGGGGTGCTTGATCCGCCACCACCGTAGATCACGTTTGATCCACCGGCGAGAACTTCACGAGCAACTTCGTCAATTGAAGCACCAGCGTTGTAACCAACAATGTTAGCGGCAGCCGAGTCAACGTCAAGGAAAGCAGTTCCACGCAACTTAGCGGTGGTGATAACGGCATTACCGTATTCGTTGAGGGTAACCGTGACCTGCGAATCGCTCAAAGCGGGAGCAGTAACGTCAGTGGTTTCCGACAAGGTGGCGGTAGCGGTAGCAAGATCGTTGAAGATCGTGAACGTTACGCCAGTACCAGGCATAGCCTGTTGCGTCGGTTGGACATCCGCAGCAGCGTCGAACAACAGTTCTGAACGAAGAGCGAAATAGGCCAGGCGATCAAACGCCACCTGGTCAACTGATAGGGAGGATGTTTCTGTATAAGCCATGAGATTTGCCTTTCGGGGCTAGTTTTGTTGGAGAGACCTTACTTCTTCCAGCAACATCTCAATCTCAGCTTGGCTAGTAGCCTTACTGATCCGAGTCACCATGTCCACAGGGGCTTCACCAACAGTGTTACCGGAAGCGGCCTGATTGGTTCTGTCCCAACCTTTAGCTTCCTGCGCTACCTGTGCAGCCTTAGTATCTTGGATAAGTCTCGCTTCGATAGCAGCGGCTCTAATAGCATCAGGGGAAAGTTCACCGTCATAAGCCTTCACGAAATACTTTGCCATCGGATCGGCAGAATCAACTCCTGCTCTTACGAAAGCTAGTTCACGTGCGGCGTTAGAGGCTTCGTCGGCCCTTGCCTTCAGTGCTGCGTTTTCCGATTCAAGCTGCTTCATGCGATCACGCAGAGGATTTCGGCCTGTTTCTTGTTCATCGAATTCGATGTCGCTGTCCATATGTACACTCCTTTGCCCAGAACCACCACGGAGGCATGGCGGTTCGCTGCTTACAACCCGAAGGTGTTCCTGCCTATTGGCATCGGATTAAGTGTAGCACATTATTTGTAGGATGCAAGTACCTACGCTAAAGCAGTTTGTCCTTGACCTTGCCCAGCAAAACCGCCACCACCCTGAAAGGCTGCGGTTCGTTCCGCTTGCTTCTTACGGAGGCGTTGAGCAGCAGCAGCGTCAGTAGAGAACACTGCCCCGATCTGTTCCTCCTGAGTCATACCGACACCTTGTTCGCCGGCAAGAGGGTTGAATAGTTCTTGTGCCTGACCGAGCGTAGCGAACCCTTGTCGAGCCTGCTCCGCATTGATGCCAGCCTGTGCCAACTGCTCGCCCTGCTGGGCTGTGATAGCCAACCCTGCTTGCTTCGTAGCCTCAGCAGCGATTTGGGCAGACTTAGCTTGCTCAACAAGCATAGGAGCAGCCTTCTGTGGGTCTAGGAAGTAAGCGGCCAGTTGACTGTCGTTCACACCGTATAACCGTTGCATCTCTTGGATGACCTGCGGATCAGCGTTCTTCACTGCCTCATAACCCTGATTCACCCGTGTAGCAAGTTCCGCCACAGACACATCTCCACCGATCATGGCAGCAAAATCGTCGTTGCTGTCATAGAACCCTGGGGGCATACCCGCCGAACGCAACTGTTGACGGTAAGCGTTCTCCAAATACAAATATTCGTTCTCAGAAAGAACGTTAAACCCTGCTCGACGACGAGCCTCATTGCCAGCAAATCGTGTCCTGTACTGCTCAGTTTCACGCATACGGCCACGAATAATGTTCTCATCTAACACGTTCTCTTTAAACACAAGATCGTTCACGAACTGTGTGAGGCTACCCAAACCGTAGCGTTCTAAGTCTTGCCCGATGATGGCATATGCTGACTGTGGTGCGCCTGTATCGCTCATATCATATCTTTCCGAAAAGGTTTGCTAAACCGGATGTGACTTGGTATGCCCGTGAACGAGCCTCATTAGTGTACTCGTAACCCAATGATCGTTCTGATCGAAGATAGTCTCCCCACTCGTTAGAGTTCATGGGTCGCTGTTCACCCTTATCTGTAGTGAACGTGATTGCTTTAGACCATTTCGGATCGGTGAAGTCAATGGTGTCAACATTGATCTCTAGGGTACGAGCCGCAGCTTGTTTGTATGGGTCAATAATTTGCTGAAAAGTTAAACCCTGATCCAGTTGTGCGGTGATACTAGGAAACAATGCTTTAGCAGTATTCAAAGCGTACTGCTGAAACGATTTAGTGTTCTCTTCACCACGAGCAACTTTGTCAACCCACATATTAAATGTTTGATCAGAAAGTTGCACACCGTAATCACTAGCAGTTTGCTTCAACTGTTGACCCAAGAAACCTGTCCGCAAACCTGACATACCAACAGATGTTTTGGATGCCTCTGCACCAATCGAATTATTTAAGATTTGTTGATCCCAATTACCACGCAAACTATCTTCCGAAAGTTTCGCAATTGTTGCATCATCAAGACTGACACCAAGATTCAAGGCCGCTTCACGGATTGACGCTGAACGGGTGTCTATCTGCTGTTGAGCAGAAGCAGGATCAAGTTGCTTGTTTGTGTCCCATGTACGTGTTGAAGCAGAAGTAGTTTTATACCAGTTCGTTTGTTGCAACTCATACGTGAACTTTGCATTAGACCACTTTTGTGATACAGCATTTTTGATGAGTTCAGTTAACTCTGGTACGCCTTGAATGATGGCATAGTAACCACCGTATTGTTCTTTGGCGGCTGTCTCCCAATCAACAGGCACAACAGGCGCAGGTTCAACCGGTGCAGGAACATTGCGTCGTGTAGTATTTTTTGGTTTCAAATAAGATTTAGGCAAAGGAGGTCTACCCAACTTTTCTCGCAACTTATTATAGTTGTCAAATTCTTCTTGGCTTAAAGTTCCTTCTGCCATCACAAACTTCCAATCGAATCAACAAACTTATTAACATAACCAAGATACTCATAAGCAGCAGCCTCAGTAGGAGCAGATTCCTGAGCGAACTGTTGGGCAGCAACATCAGCACCCATAGTCTGAGTTACCACGCCACCGCTAGGTTGCTTTTGACCAGCGATCTCCTGAGCTTGATACGCTTTAACAAATCGGTCAACATCATCATCATTCAATTCTCGGCCAAGAGTTTCCTGAGATACTTTCTTAGCAATCAGTTTCAACTCATCAGGATTAGAAACACGGTACGTAGGGGCAGAACCACCACCACCACGATTAAGGATGCTTTCACCAGCAAGACGAGAAGACAAAAAGTTACTTTTCTCTAAACCTGCATAGTTAGATGCCTGCAACCATTGAGAAATAGCAGTCATTTCACTTGAATAATCGCCAATGCTATTTGGAGACATAAATCCTGCCGTAGCAAGTTTCTCCATCAAATTATTACGTGACACAGGAGTCAACGATGACCAAATAACACCAGGCTCATTATCAACATCGTAATAATATGGTTGACCATCACGTGAAGCCACCTTGCCATCAGATGTAACAAGACCTTCACCGGTATAAACCTTCCATTTACCATTCTCAACAATGAGTCGAGACCCAGGCTGATAATCAACAGCCTTAGATGTTGTCTGCCCAGCAAGAGCAGCAATCGCCGCTATAGCATCAGCGGTTGATTGAGATGTAGTACCTGGAGGGGTAGTCGTCGGTGGTGCATTATCTTGAATCTTTTTAGTGGCCATAATTATTCTCCTTTAACAATATCTACTTCTTGGAATAACAATCGATCCCAAATACGAGCAAACTCAGGATATTGGTCAACAAGTTGTTCACCAGCGTTACGCAAAATAGTACGCAAATCAGCATTAGCAGCAGTCCCTAAACCTTTACCTCGTTGTTCAGCAATCGCTAATGCACTATCACGAACAGCCAAATATTCACGAGTAGCTTGGGCAACAGGGTTGTCATCCATACGGCTATCAAAAGCAGCTTCGTACAAAACGCTTATATTAGTTTTGAACTGGTTTACATCAAGAGTGGTGCGAGCGAAACCAGGATATTCTTGTTCTAACTTAGCGCGTTCTTGATTAATAATTTCTTTTTGAGCCGCATTAGGATTAGGGCCAGCGGAACGAACAACCTCACGATATAGAGCAGTACCGACAAGACGTTGAGATTCAGCAACAAGTTCATCCGGTTGCAAACGCTCACGCAAACCTAATTCGATTTGTCGTGTGTAAACCTGATAATCAAACTTAGTGCCAACAGGAGCAAAATATCCTGCGACCTCTTTGTATGTTGTAAAGAACTTACTGTTGTTACGTTCCCATACAGCAAAATCTTGAGAAGCGTCTAAACCGCCAACAGTTGATTTAGTTTTCCCTGCCATATAAAGGAACGCATCTTCACCAAAAGTATCCATAAACTTTCGGACAGCTGTGTCATAATCTGCTGTTTGAAGTTGCCTAAAATATTTAGATAATTCCGTACCATGAATATCAATTTTAGAAAGATCAATTTTTTCGCCATCAATAGTGATAGTGCCTTGTTGTTTATCTTTAGGTAATGGGGCAATAACTTGTGGGACAGGTCGAGTAGGGCCAGTAAATTGACCTAATGCCCGTAAACCTAAAAGAACACGGGCTTTAAGGTTGGCATCGTCTTCAAGTTTTTGTGCGCCAGCAAGAGTCTTCAAATCATAGTCACCGCTTAATGTCAATGCTTCCATGACAGACATTTTTATGTCACCAAAAATACGATCATTTTCAGGATCGGCTACATACGCAGACCACATCTTGTCTAACCAAGATGGCATAGTAACAAAACTGACATCAGGTTCTCCATAAGGAATAAACAGTTTACGAATCCAATCGTTAGACGGTTTCTGAGGAATAATTTTGTTAGCCAACACTTGAACATATGGGCCGACACCAGGAGATAATTGCAAACCCATGTTTAAAGATTTGGCTGGAGCAACCATATCGGCTTTTAGACCACCTAATGCTATTTCACCAGGAACACCAACACTAGTTCCTGCCAAAGCACCAGGAACAACACCCACTGGGCCAGCAACAACAAAACCTAAAGCAGCACCAGCAACACCGGTCATCCACGGAGCAAAATGTTCCGACATCGGATAATTAAAAACATATTCTCCGCTGATTGGGTCTTTATAAAAGAACCCTCGACCGTCAGCATCAGGGTCTGCTTGCTTTAATCCTTGAACAGTACGTAATGACTTCTTCAATGCTTCAGGGTTTGTCGCTAACGTTTTAGCCCAATTCTTTGTTACTTCTGCCCACGCTGAACCAAACGGTGCGATGATACGAAAAACGTCAGCAAAGTTAGATTTTTCTGCGGCGTTATAAAACAGTTTTTTGGTTTCGTCTAATGCGTAACCTTTAGCGTAAGCGTCAAGTTCTTCAAAAGTCAGTTTGCCGTTAGACGGTAATTTCCCTGATCCTTTGTCTAAAAGTTTTTGAGCAAGTTTTGAATCTCCAACATATCGAGCCAAAAATTTGTCAGTGTATTTTTCGCCTGCTTCTTTAGCAGCATTTTCAATGTTGCGGAGAATGGTTTTTGCTTCGCCAGGTTGGAGTTCATCTACCAAATTTTTGATAACACTGTAATATTGTTGGCGGAATACAGGAGAACGGTTAAGGAAAGCTTCTCGTTTCGGATATAACTGACCAAAAAAGATGTCAGTTGTTTTATCCCAACTAGCAAGTATGCGATCACGGTTAGTGATTGCCTCACGGTTCTTACCAGTGACTTGTGATTTATAATATTTCTTTAATACAATATTTGGGTCTTCAACAATTTTGTTGATTTCACTCAAAAATTCGTCGCTATATCCTGAGATTTCTCCAGTTCGATGTTTCATCAACGCAGGTATAACATCACCGTTTGCGTCGGTAAATGATCCTGTTGAAATAACGTCTTTCAAACGTTTATCTCCGCCAGTCATTTTTTCAATACGAGGAAGAACAGAGTTTTCAATATATTGAGTTAAATTATTTATGTCAAATTTTCCTGTTGTGCGATCAATAAAAATTACTGACCCAACAGTTTTATTCCCAGGAGTTGAACTTGGCAATGTTCGATTAGTCCAAATGTTTTGCAACGACCTAACATATTTTTTGCCTTCGTCAGTGTTTTCCATCCACTTCAAAATTTCTAATGTTGGCATACCTTCAGCAACCATACGGGCCACTTGGTCGTCATGCGCTAAAGCAACTTCTGCTGCAACACCTTTGCTGTAATCTTCTAAACCGTCACCGATTTCAACTCGTCGCCAAACACCTGTTTTTTGTTCACGTGCCAATGTTCCTAAAGGGTCACGTGCTTCACGCATACTGCCACCAGCAGCTTCAGCCATTTCACGTTGACCAAGACGAATCAAATCTTCGGGATCACCTTTAAATGTTGTACCCCAAATGTCACCTTTGAATCGTTTAAACATTGCTACTTGAATGAGTTCAAATGGGTGAAATAATCCTGTGCGAATGTTTGGTGCAAAAGATTGGCGCAATAGTGAGTCACTCATGTTGCGGAATACATAACCGCCAGTTGCTAATGCCATTGGTCGCCATACATCATTTTGAAAAAACTCTAAAGCGGAAAATGGGATACGTAATTCGCCAAATTTTTCGCCCTTTTTAATAACTTGTTTTGTAGTAACCCAAGCTAAAGGATTGTTTTGTGAAGCAATACGTCGAACTTGTCGAGGGTCAGCAAGCATCACAGAATGTTTTAATGCTTCAGATTGGAACATTGCAGTATTTAACGGCTGGCCATCAGTAACAACTTTGCCGTTAACAATCCATGTATATGTAGCACCATGTTCTGCCGCAGTACCTAAATCGCCAATTTCACCATACAGACTTCTATCAAGAACAACTTTGAATTCGCTAAAACCTGCATGTAACAAATCGTTCAATTTGTCATTGACACCCATAGATTTAAATGACTCACGAGAAACAGTTTCAATTTCTTTAACAACATTGCGAATAGAATTATCGCCTTCAACAAAAGCTTTAGTTAAAGAATCAATAAGTTCAGCCCGACGATCAGCAGGAACTTTGACAGCCCTCAAATAATTCTTAACATTCCTAATGCTTTTAGTTACTTCACGTTCTGAACCACCAGCAATAATCACATGTTGACCAGGCAAATCAGCCATGAGTCGAGCAACCTTAGATTCTTTCTGCGTACCAAAATATGGAAACTCACGCTTTACTGTGTCCCACCGTGAAATATTGATATCGTCAACTGCTCTAGGGCCGATACCACGGGTAACATCACCTAAACCAAGAGTGTCATTCAATAATTGAGCAACCGCAGTTTCATCTTTGGCATCAACAACTTCAGTCCAAAATTTGGCGTTAGCAGTAGGGAAAATTTCCATTGCTTCATCAACAGTATTAACTTTAGTCAACCGTTTAATAATTGACTGGCCACCGGATGAACGCAAAAATTCTGACACCTTAGAAGGAATAATCATTGTTGATTCAGAGTTTTGTAAACCCTGCATGATACGCAACGGCAAAACTGCTTCAGCACCAAGTTTTGCAGCATCAGCGACTAAACCACCACCAGGGATAGCAGGAACAGACAAAGCAACACCCATATCAACTAAACCTGAAAGAACGTTATATTCCAATGTTCCAGGTTGCATAACAAGGTTTGCTACCAATCGGCCACCAGTAGCAGCAGACCCATTAATAGTTCCTCGTGTCTGTCGTGCTTCCTCAGCTTGTTTCTCCCAAATTCGAGCATTGGGCATCCACCCTGTACCAATAAGATCAGGGTTCTCAACCATTGTCCCTAACAATGTTTGATCCCACAAAATATTTTTGAATCCACCTTTACCAACAGTGAATTCAGGTGGGGTGATAGAACCCTGATTTGTTACATCACTAAACCCCATTTGTGTTTGAGGATTAAATTCTGGTGCTTTAGGAATAACTGACGGTGTTAAATCAACATTGCCTGTTTGCGCTGTTTCGGAAACCATACCGACAGCACTCATCGCTTGAGTCCCTGCCCAACCGACAATGCCTTGCCCTACATCTTGTGTCCATTGCAAACCAGCCTGCCCCCACCGGACAGCACCTTTGGCTTTATCAGAAACATTGCGTTCAAACCAACTTTTCTTTTTCGGTGGTTTGTAATTTTTCATCATGTCTTGCATACTTTTTAAAGTAACGCTTGCCAAAAAATCTTTAGCCGTTTTTTCATCCATTGTTCCAGCCGCATAAGCCTTAGCAGTAGGAATAGCAACCCACGGACTAGCGTTCGGATACAAATTAAAAAACTCTGTAACCGTTTCAGCTAAAGTAGGAGTAGCAGTAGCAGCAATTGAAGCAACCCGCTGTTCAGCAGCGTTCAACTCATCAATAAGTTGATTTTCTTCATCATCAGTAAAAGGATTAAACGGCATCAGAGATTACCTGATGTATAACTAGAAATAATTTCTGCCAAACCATCAGTTGGATACATGCGATATAAAGCTCTCAAAGTTTCTAAATTGTCATCAACAGGAATACGACGAGGCATTAACCCAGCCTGCAAACTATTAGGGCCAGCACCAATATCAGCACCAGCAGTAATCGGTTCATCAGGTCGTTCAGTAGGGCGAGTCAAAGACTGTGCGCCAGGAACAGGTCGAGCAACCTGCTGTGCCTGAACATCAACCGGCGCAGAACCAGGAGACACAGCCCGCTGAGAAGAAGCCTGCTGTGTAGCCTGCCCATAAGTTTGTCCCGTAAACGCAACCTTTTTAGTTGCAGGATTACGCAAATCTGAACGGTTCGGATAATCGACCATTTAGCCCCCCAATTGAGCGAGTAACGATTGGATGTCAGGTTGACCCTGTGCGCCTTCCGGTGGTGCGATAGGTTGTTCAGCCCCCATACCTGGAGGAGCAAGACCTGGCATAGTTTCAGGTGCGCCCTGCGGTGCTTGTGTGGCTTGACGTTCTTTAGCCGCAGCATCAACTTCAGTGACAGCATCAAATAACGATTTGTTTTCCATCATAACTTTTTTGACAAGCATCGCAAGATCGGCAGGTTGATACGGTGACTGCGGGCTAGCGGCCTGTTGCTGAATAGATGACAGCAAAGCTGCTTCGACACCTTCACCAATAATGCGATCATGTTCCATATCAGGATCGCTGATAAGCGGATCGGCTTCACGGGCAGATTCCTTAGACATCAAACCTGTACCGACACGCTGACCCAAACCGACAATCAGGTTGTTGACATCTGAACCTGCCGCCGAATATGCGACATAGTGGAAGTCTGTTTCCCAAATTTTGTTTGGAGTGTAATCAACTTTGCCTGTTCCTGCTCGACCAGGTAGGAAGAACATTTTAGGTGTGTCTCCCCAATACGACTTTTCAATAGCAATAGCGATCTTGTCTTCTTCAAGGATAGATGAAGCAAAAACTTCTTGTGCTTCTTGGACACGGAAGTCAACAGTTGCTGACAACACGTTTTCTCCTCGCCGGCCTGTACGAATGTTAGAACCTGATTCTCCACCGAACTCTGCGGGGATAGAACCTTCAAGTCGTTCCTGTCGTTCCAAACGATCTAGTGCGGTATCGGTTTTGTAGCCTGGGTTGACCTGCTGGATTTGGATGTCGCCACCCTTAACAACACCAAGCAAACCTGTTTTACCGTCAGCGACCTGTAAGATTTCGGGGTTTTCACCTGGGCGAGCAACAAGGTACTCGTCAGGGAAAATGCCTCGTTCAATAGCAATTTCAGTGAGGGCTTGTAGTCTTGCTCGTGTGTAGAACATTCCCATGAGACCGTCAAATTGTCCGTGTGGGCGATCAAGAGTGATTCGTTGCGGGACAACACACAACGGCATACCGGTGCGGTTGACGATGCGTTCTAGTTCAATGAAGTCTAAACCTGAGCGTTCGTATTGTGTGAGTTGCGGGTTGTCTTCTGCACCGATGACACCAAGTACAAGTTCGTTTTCATCAATGTATTCGATGATGGTGAACATCGTGTCATATTCAACTTTGCCTAAACGCAAGCGGCCATCAACGAGACCGCCGTAGTTCATTACTAGCCATGAGTACGGTTTGCGGTATGTGAAGATGCAGTCGTTTGGGACAGGATTGTCAGGATCGTCTGACGGGCAAGGGAATGTATCCAGTGGGTTACGAACATGCCAGCGTGGAGTCAATGTTTTGAAGTCAGGCTTCAGAATGACTGGTGCTGATGCGTATGCCAAGAAGTGTCTGGCACGTCGACGCATCTTCATGTTCATGCGGTTCTGATCCCAAATAGACAGCATCGCTTTTTTACGAAGTCCTGCCATTTCTTTGGATCGTTCTGAACCTTCCCTAAATGGTGGGAAGTATGGGGATGGCATCGTTGACGACACCCGCATAGACATCTGATCCAAACCCTGAACCAGCAAGTTAGCGACAGAAGATTTAGCGTTGCGGTCTAACTCGTTAAGAGGAACAATAATGTCGCCGTTAGCTAATTCTCGTACCTTTTGCATCTGTTGATGTACAGGGCCGAGCGAACGACGACGATGATTGTACAGTGCAACTATCTCTTCAATTGATCGCATAGTTACCATTTCACCTTGTTAGCCCAATAAGCAGCAGACATTTTACCTTTAGCAATATTTGAGGCGTGACGAGCCTTAAACGATTCTCGTCGATTACGAGAAGCATCAGACTCGCCGGCTTTTGCTGGTGACCCTGACACACCCTGTTGACCGAACCTAATAAGTTTTACCGTACTACCTTCTTTGGCTAGTACGGCATGCGACTTTTTTGGGTTTGACGGGGTGCGTTTAGGTTTGTTGTAGCCAGCAAACTTTTCGCCTCGATATTCAATTGGCATGTGTCAGTTGTTACATTTTCTTCTTTGCCATTTTTGACTTAGCTGCCGAAGTAGTCATCTTAGAACTAGCAGACTTCTTGGCTGCGGCTTTAGCGGCCTTCATGCCAGCAGCTGTGTAAGGAAACTTTTTATTACCGACTTGTGGCACAGGAAATCCTTTGATAGTAGTTTCTCTAAATATACCACAGAAACCATCTACAACCACGAAGGTCTCCATCTTTGTGCAGGCAAACGAGGCGCAGACAAACGTGGCGCATGAAGAAGTGTAAACCATAAAGACATCGCAAGGTCAGTACCCTTCTTCTTATCCTTAGTCCACGAACACAACTCCTCAATCAACGCCAAAGTTTTCCAGTTACCCGACAAAGTAGGCAGACGTAACGAACCTGACCGAACAATCGGAGGAATCAAAGCTTCCAACCCCAAGTTCTCATCCAACTTGTTGCGAGAAGTCGTATGCGGAATGATGTTCACCTGACGAGAAGCTTGCCAGCGACGCACAAAATCGTGTGCCAACAAGAAACGCTGCGCCGCATTAACCTCAACAATGATGTGAGTCACTGGGTAACCCATTTCGTCGGCTCGACACACCCAATCTTCAAGAATACCGGTGTACTCACCCGTCGCCATCTGCCAACCCAACAGTTCTTCGGCGGTTAGTTTCACTCTTTCAATGTCAACGACATGGTATAACCCCAGGTCAGGTTGCACAATTGTCCAAATGACACCCCAAAACTGTGAAGGTGACGGGTCAACAGAGATAATTGACACCCACGGGGCAGATAATCCACGTTGAATGTTCCCAGGTTGCCTGTCCCTGTCCAAACATCCAGGGTATTGCACCCCGTCAACACCCATACCGCCAGTCAGCATGGTGCGTTCAACCAACTGGTAGTCCAAATCGATGTCTTCTTGCTGATATACAACCCTGAATTTGGATGGCTGGTTGTATTTGATGAATGACAGGTCTTTCCACGGTAGACGCACCGGATCAAGTAGCGGGCCGTTCGGCCACGGTAACGATTTCTTAGAACGAGACTTGATGCCCGTATCAAATTCTTCGTAGTACGCCTTATAAATAATGTGATGGTACTTCTGTTTTTTGACAGGGTCTTTTAACTGTTCTTCGACAGTGGCATCCTCGCCCGACGCATCGTCATCATCCTCAATGTCGTCATATGTGATCTTGTTGAGACAGTGGGCGTACAGGTCGCCTGGCCCTAAACGCTGCCCGATCACAGCGACTAGTCCGCCTGGATCGCAACGAGCTTCAGCCATCGAATCCCACCGTTCCAGCAGTCGGTCACGAGAAGTGGACTCTTTAGCGTTCTCTGTAGACGCAACGTCGTCAAACAAACAGAGATCGGCACGATGTCCGATGAACTCTGAGTCAATACCGTAAGCCGAAACGGTTGGTTCTTTGTTTTCGAGCATGCCGATGTTGAGTTGTTCAACAATGAATTCTTCGGCTCGCCACAATGAACCGCTAGCGGTCGGTTTGAACCTGCCGTAATCGTGTGCCAAACATCCCTCAGCGTCAACTGCTAACCCTTTGCGTACCAGTTCAGGGTCAGCAATAAGACGGGTGGGGCGTTCTAGGGTTTCACGGATACGACGAGAATACATTTTGGCTAGCGTCTGCGAAATAGAACCGATCAGTACACGGATAGACCGGTTACGAACGATGCACCATACGGCAACGTCATGGAACAGAGTCGATTTACCTGCACCAGGGGGACAGTTCAAAACTAGGAATTCTTTTTCCTCAGATTCCAAATACTCCACGATCCGTAAAGCGGCTTCTACTTGCCACGGTGACGACACACGCCCCAAATACACTCGACGGAAATACTCAAAATCATCCCACCCCTGTTTCGCCCGTTCCGATAATCGGGCATACGGGATAACGGGAGGTAACTCTGCGGTCTGATCTATCGTTGCTCGTAACTCAGCAACTTTATCCCCGTTACGGTGCGCTTTAACACCCGACACTTTGACTTCAAGGTTAGCTGCCTGCAACTCTGCCTGCATCTTACGACGCTTACTATCCCACTCTTGACCAGTATTGTAATGAATACCCGCAATCTTGCAGGCTTCCTTGATAGTTATGCCGGCGGCACGAGCTTCCCAAAACCTGATCTTGTCTTCAGGAGTAATAAACTTGCGGCCACTATTTTTATTGCCAGTCATCGTCTACCGATCATATACCCACGAGACCCCTGCCCAGGAAAGGGGGTGAACTGGGCAGGGGTTCGCTATGGGGGATCGACTCGGAGAGAGAGTACAAGTCGACAAGAAATAGTATAGCGCACCAAACACCAAAATGTGTGATACATTTGTTGCAGAGAGAAAGAAGATGTTATGAGCATGGAAGCAATGGGGTACGTGTATCGACACTCCCCTTACAAAGGCGCAGAGTTTGCAATCCATCTAGCGATAGCTGACAGCGTGAACGATCAGAACCACAACACGTTCTGGATGTCCATAGCGAAACTCGCAAACAAAAGTAGGGTCTCCCGAAAGACAGCATCTTTTGCTGTAAGCAAAATCGCCGTGGATGGATTTTTGGTGTTAGAGAAAGAACGCCCAGGGGGAACAAATCTGTACCGTTTCGTGTTTGTCGATCAGCCTGTCGTGTATGAATCACGCACCACACCCCCAGGTTACAGTTATCCACAACCCGTAACGTCAGGTAACACCACCCGTAACGTCACGTTACACCACCCGCTACCTGAGGTAACACCACCCGTAACGTCAGGTAGCACTAACCCAATAGAACCCAAGAAGAAACCAAAAGAACCTCTCTCATCCAAATCATTCGATTTGGAATTTAATGAGTTCTGGGCGATCTACCCACGCAAAGAAGGCAAAGGAGTCTGCAAAAAGAAATTCGACAAGATCGCACAAACAGTAGACCCCCAAATCATTATCAGCGCAGCCCACATCTACGCACTCCGACGCAAAAATGAAGACCCACAATACACCGCCCACCCAATCACATGGCTCAACCAAGAACGATACCTTGACGAACCCAACCAACCCATAGAGCAAAAAATCGTTGAACCACCCAAACCCGAAGAACCATGCACCAACCCCGACTGTCGAAACAGCTGGATATTCCTACCCGACAACACCGTCACCAAATGCCCAACATGCAAAGGAAACTAAAATGAACACACCCCGAACACTCGTATGGTTCTCAGCCGGAGCAGCATCCGCAATCGCCGCCAAACTCACCATCGCCCAAAACCCACCCAACCTAGTCATCGCATACACCGACCCAGGATCAGAACACCCCGACAACGAAAGATTCCTAACCGACTGCGAAAAATGGTTCGGCCACCCCATAATCCGACTCAAATCCAAAAAATATGTTGACACCTGGGATGTCTTTGAAAAAGAAAAATTCTTAGTATCACCATACGGGGCAAGATGTACAGCAGAACTAAAAAAACGAGTACGGCAAGATTACCAACAACACGACGACATCCAAGTATTCGGATATACGGCTGAAGAACAACATCGAGCCGACCGCTTCAGAGAACAAAACATAGAAGTAGACCTACGCACCCCACTCATTGACTACAACCTCACCAAAGACGACTGCATCGCAATGGTACAAAGAGCAGGAATTGAACTTCCCGCAATGTACAAACTTGGTTACCGAAACAACAACTGCATCGGATGCCCAAAAGGAGGTATGGGCTACTGGAACAAAATCCGGCGAGACTTTCCCGACACCTTCAATCGCATGGCCCAGGTAGAACGAACCCTCAACATCTCCATACTCCGATCCGAAAACCAACCAGTCTTCCTCGACGAACTCGACCCAACCAGAGGAAACCACGCCGACGAACCCTCATTTGAATGTTCCCTGCTCTGCACAATCGCAGAACAAGACATCGAACTCTCAACAAACACCGACTACTAATGCTATAATGAACACACAACCAAACACCCCACTGGGGACAGAACCATCAGGGTTCACCAGACCCACCAGCAGCTGAACCTGGCCGAGGATGACACACCGAAAGGTGGGTAGACCCCTATTCAACGAAATAGAGGATCAGCGTACCAACGTTAAAGGCGACAGGTGTCCACCAAAACTAGACCGGCTACCCACACAGACATGTGTAAACAGTGGGGGGGAAAACCTTCAGTCCGTCAGTCGACCACACACAGTCACAAAACACACCAAACCACCACCCACAGTGACCAAACAAAACCACACATCCCGACAACAGGTAATATATATGTACCCTGTGCGGTAGCTCGGCAGACCCCCGGTTGCGAACATCTGTTCGACCCCAGACCCCCACCCGAACAAATGTTCTGGGGCCGGGCGTACAACTGTTCCCAAACACCTGTTCGTAGAACACCCGTACCCCATACATACGTTCGCAGAACACTTGTACCCCGAACACCCGTTCGATCCCCAGTGCTGCTCGTGTTAGTCGCGCCTAACACTTTTTGTTAGGTGTGGTTAACATTCTATTTTGTCATGACGTTATTGGTGGGGGTGTTATGGGTGCGGTAGCTATTTCGTCATGACGTTATAGATAGGGGTTGATGTCGAGCCAAATTTTTGGTTTTTTTGAAGCCAAGACTTGACTTTGGTTTGGGTGTTGGTATTGTTGGGGGTAAGGCAATTCCGCTGAAGTGAGAGAGGGAGTTAGTTATGTTGAGGCAAGTCGCTGGAGATTTTTTGTTGGATCAGTTGGAGGAGGTGACGGGGTTCTCTTGGGGTGTGTTGCATACGGGCGGGGGTTGCTTCTTGTTGGAGGCGGTTTTTCCGTATGCGTGGGTGAATGGCGGGGATCGAATTTGGGTTACGGGTGATGAGGTTTTGGATCAGTTCGGGAGTCCTGAGTCGTTCGGGTCACGTGTTCATGTTTGTTTGATGGCGGGCGGTATTGAAGCGACCGAAGAGGACAAAGAGGAGTATTGCGTCGCTGAAGCGTTCCGTGATACGGGTGCGGTTTGGAACGAAGAGGATGAGGAGTTGGAGTTGTCCGCTTCCCGTGTTGCTGAGTTAATCGTTGAGTGCTTGAACGAGTTAGGCGTTGAGGGGGTGGGGGCGTGAACTTGCTGGAGATTGGTTTTTGTGGTTTGTGTGGTGATGATTGCGGTATGGATCGCCTCCGTCTGTTGGCGGGGGATGAGTTGTGCCCCCGTTGCTATGCGGGCGGTATCGCTTCGGGTGTCACTGATGAAGAGGAGGATGGCGATTGCTATATGTGTATCGCTACCTACCCCGACTCTTATCTCGAAAAAGTTGGCGACTTCATTGATGATGCGCCCGTGTTGTTGTGTCGTGATTGCGCTGCGGAGTGGAGGTTGACAAGTGAACGCCTTGGATGATTTGTTGGAGTTGTTGCCAACTGATTTGGTGGATCGCTTCCCTGATGCTGAGGAGCGTATTTATTGGATCAAGGATAACTACGGGGTGTCTCTCGCTTTAGCGTTTAAGGTGAACAAGTCCCTATAGTTGTTTCGCCGTGACCCGCTGGGGGTTTTGTTGGTTCAATTCCAACTACGGCACTCCTCCCAAATCCGGGGGGTAATAGAGAGGGAGTTAGTTATGGAATATTCAGATGTGTTGCCTCATTTGAGGAGTTACGTCGAAAAAGCTTTGGAGACTTCTTTGACTCAGGTTCAGTGGGAGAATTTTTTGGCTTCATTTAATTCTGATCTGGACAATTGCGCTGATCAGGCAATCGGTGAATTCCTCGAAAATTTTGAAGCGGAGGGATGAGATGACTCAGGTTTATACTCACATAGTTTGGGAGGGTGAGGGGGCGCAAATTCGCCCAGATTCTGTCGTTCGCCCGCTTTTTATTGGTAGTGAAAAAGAGTGCCGCACCGCTGCCGCTGAGTTGTACGAATTACTCACCAACCGCTACGAACAGTGGCAAAGTGTTTGGGTGACAGTCAAACCGATTACCTCTAGTTCTTGGCTTCAAATGTCAGTTGCTGAGGTTTGCGATTATGTCGAACAACTTGATTGGGCGGTGTGAGATGGAGAAGCGTTATCAGCAAATCATGCGGGCAATCGTGCAGTTTGACGTGCTCGCTAGAGAGAATCGGGCAGACGATTGGCAAGATTTTTTGCAGGATGCTCAGGAATATATGGGGGACTGTTGTCACGAAATTTGTGATCAGTACGTGGACTTGTTCGGTGTCGGGTCGCTGACTGAAGACATCGAACAAACTATTTTCAAACTTGGTGGAATGTACATAGACTCACTTCTGGAGGAAGTTAAATCATGAATGCAACAATTAAGCAATTACGGGCGCAGGTTGAGCGAATCAACCAAGTAGCGAAAGAGTTGAACCTGTTGGAGGGTGAAAAGTGGGTGGAGGGTATTCCCGGCCACTTGGTTGGGACTGCTTTTGAGTATCCTCATCTCTACCTTGAGGAGGGAACGCAAACCTACGGGCGGGCATGGCGACTAGTCGGAGTCGGCGGGTCGAAATATCGGACAGGGACATATGATGTGTTCCATCTAGGGAACGGATACGTGGGTTGGACTAAGAACGAAACTAGTCTCAGTCTTCGCATGATCTATTCGTCACTTGAACACGTCAGCAACAAGGCACGAGAGGCGACCGCTGTATGAACTTGATCGAATTTTTCACTGTTCCAGTTGGGGCGTTCTTTTTTGTGAGCATCCCGCTTTTTGTTTGGGCGAAGCGTGAAATTATGGGGGACTGATCCATCACGTCGAGCCAAATTTTCCTATTCCGTTCAAGCGGTCACCAAGTGCAAGTCTTGGATAGGAACTACTGCTAAATTTGGCAGTATCGGGCGCAATCCTGCCCCGACAATTTAAAGAGAGGGAGTTATGTCTAAGAAGAAAAAAGTGATCACGTTAACCCGAAGCGAAGCGCAAGAGCGGTTAGGTATGTTGATCGAATTTGTTAACGATTGCCAAGATTTTGATGAGAATGAGTTGGCTTGGGTTCTTGGTGAATTGGAGCTATTCCAGGAGGCGTTTAAAGATTGAGAGAGTTAACCCTAGTTCCCCCAGGGGGTGGATACGTCAAAGTATCACTAGGGACTAGCCAATATTGTTTGGCTACTTCGGGCGCAATCCTGCGCCCAATCCTAAAACAGAGAGGGAGTTATGAATAATAAAGAGAGAGGCAATCGAGCCGCTGAAGTTTTGGCCCACTATTACGGGGCTGATATTTCTGAGGCTGAATATGAGGTAGTCCAAGATTTTTTGACTGATTTACGCCACTTTTGTGACCGGCCATCAATTAATTTCAATCTGGATGATGCTTACATTGGTAGTGAAAATATGTATCACGAAGAGAAGTCAGAGCAAGAGTTTGATGTTGAAGTGTGTCAGTCATGCTATGAGAATCATGAGCATCACGGAGAGTTTTATACTGATCATCCGACTGATGACACTACAAATTTTCGCCCGCTCGAATGTTTGTTGGACTATCAGTTGAGTGACAATACTGACCCGGAATCGGAGCGGGGTTTTACTGTTTTCAGCAAGTCAGTTTGTGAGGGGTGTATGTCCCGATTGGCTGGCGGTAGGTGGACTCTTCACGCCGTACTTATCGAAGATAATGAATGACCGAATTTATTGGTGGCTTCTTGATAGCCCTATTCTTGGCTTTTTTGTCAAGGGTAGGGCTATTGTTTTGCGCCCACCAAATTATTTTGTGGTACGCCATTCACTTTTCAATATGTATTGGCGTGACCCGTATGGTTTACGTGCTAATAGTGCCGGCCATCTCGCCCAGTGGGGGAAATTGAAACAGGCGTGGAGATTCTCTACCGAAGAAATAGCTATGGGAGTATTGTTTGAGATGAGCGAGAACGGTGTTATCGAGAGTTATCCGTATCCAGATTGATAACAAACTTAATCTAATTTGACGATTGACCATAGGGCTAACCTCCTATGGTTTTTTGTTGCGAGCAATCCTGCTTTTGTAGGTTGCAATTCTGCTTGTTTCTGATCGCTGGAGTTCTTCGGCTACGACACCGTGGATCAGTCGGAGTAATTCGGCTAAATCTTCGGCTCGTTTAGTTTCTTCTGGCGGTAATGGTTTACGTGCCGCTGATCGAATGGTGACTCGCTGAGATGGCAGTGTTCCACCGTAGACCCCGTGATTATCTTGATCCTGCGGGAACGATAGGGCGTAATCAAGGCATTGTAGGCGCACCGGACAACCCGCTATTCCTGTGGTTGCGCTCAATCCTGTGTTCGGATCAACGACTTCGGCCAGTGTGCCGTTGCAGAATGTGACTGCTTGGCGTTGTGTGTGGATGTCGCCGTTCTCAGCAAAGAACAGGCGGGTGTCTGTGCCACGGCATAACGCTTCTTTTAGCCACTCTTGGTTCATTGTTTGCCTTCGTATTCGCTTTTAAGTCGAAAAGCATTTACGCATATATCAAAGTCGTCGTCAAAAGAATCTTCTTCATGATGGTTAAACCCGCTATCGTGTTTTAAACAGAACCACCATAGATAGTCGTGGTCTATCCCGTATTGCACCCATTCTTCTTCGGTCATGTTATCTCCAATATTTTTTTGATATGTTTGGCAACCCATTTTGCTACTGGTGTTGCGACTCCGTTGCCGCATTGTTTTAGGCGCACAGTGTCTGCTTGTTCTTCACCGTTTGCTGTCCAACGGGTATGATCGTCAGGCCATCCTTGTAATCTTTCACATTCCAATGGGGTAAGTCGACGGACAGACAAGTCTATGTTGGCTATTGACGGTGCTTGTTGAGAAGCTTTTAATGTTGGTGTCTGATTTTCAAACACTGCGGCGTTGCTGCCGAACTGGGTGTCAAAAGAATAAATAGGTTGCGGTTCTGCAATAAATATTTGTGCGTGATGTGATTGAGGTGATGGTATTAAACCGTTTAAACATAACGCTGTGTCTGTTTGTGTTGCACTGAATGTGTTGGCTTTAGCATCTTCACGTATTGAATATGCGACAGGTGTTAAACTTGTTTGTTCATCACTTGTGTTAGTGCTTTCATTAATAGTTCTGGCAAGATTTTGCCTCGCCGTTCTGCTCTTCTTAAAATCCCCTCGGCTGCCTTCGGTGACAGGTAACAGCGTGTCGGGACATCTTGCGGCGGCTGAAGTATCGAAGATAGCAACGACAAATATTCTTCTTCGTCGCTGGGGGACTCCGAAGTATTGTGCATCCAGGATTGACCAGTGGATGTCCACCGCCCCGCACTCTGCCAACGTGTCGAGGACTTGCCCGAAGTCGGCTCCGTTATTAGATGTGATGGCCCCTGGTACATTTTCCCAGACGACGATTCGGGGGTAAACAGATTCAGTTGCATTTCTCATCTCCTTGATGATACGGGTTGCTTCGTAAAACATTGATGACCTATCACCTTCTAAACCTGCTCGTTTGCCGGCGACGGATAGGTCTTGACATGGTGAACCAAATATGAGTACGTCACATGGCGATACTTCTGCACCGTTGACTTCTTGCACGTCTAACCATTTCGGTACTTCAGGCCAGTGACGATTAAGAATTTTTTGGCATGACTTGTCCCATTCCACTTGGAATACGCACTCGTACGATTCCTGGTCAAATCCAAGGTCAAAACCGCCCACGCCTGAAAACAAACTGCCATAAGTTAGTTTCATTATTTTCCTGCTTTCCATATAGCTGCTATAAGAGCAACGCTATGGATGATGATGAGTGCTGTTAAGAATGTGTCCATCAGAACAGTTCTTCTTCCACTATTTTGATCTTCATTTCTTTAAGGATGATTCGACGTTGCTTTTGAGTAAGCCCACCCCATACACCTTGTAAGCGCAAGTGTTGAGAAAGTTTTAATGCGTATTCTCGACATGGTTCTATGACAGGGCAAGATGCACAAGTCGCTAATGCTTTTTGCCGTAAGTGGTAATCAAGTTTTTCACCGAAGAACATGTCGGTCATACCTTTGCATGCTGCATCAGCGAACCAGGCAGGAGTTTTTTCTGCGATCATGGGTTGTCCTCACGATTCACTTGTTCGTGGTAAGCGTTATGTGCCACACACCGGACACACGGGTCTTCTTTACGGGTGTGCAGGTGTGAGTAGTCGTCGTGTTCTGTATACACAAGATCGGCAGCGATCTCACGCCAAATAGCAACTAACGCTTTCGCTTCATCAGCTTCTATTTGTGCTGTCTGGGCAATCATTTCAAGTCGATCAATGATCGCTTGTTGTTTCTCAATAATCGCAACCATTGTTTTAGGTAAAACTATTTGTTCTTCCATGTCTCTCTCTCTTTGTTACTTGTTTTTTAGATACGCCCAGGGTTTCCACCCTGACGAATTTTGTAATGCTACAGCAAACGTAAGGTTGTGTCTAGCAATCTTCATCATGTCACGATCAATGCCCATTTGTAAAGCCCATTCTTTGTGAACGTTCCATTGGATTTGAGCGAGACCGACCGAACCATTGTTGTCTAACCCATCAATACAACGGCTCTCAATCCACAGCACAGTAGACCATGTAGGCCAGTCGTGAATGTCGCCACCAACTTCTAGCAGCAACGGTAACCATTCGGCGCAACGGGGGTACATGATGCCAAGAGTTTCAACTATCGGGTTGATCGTTGTTGTCGTCGTAGGAGGCACTGTAGTGGTCGCTAGGTCTTCTTGTAACGCTTCATGGGCGTTCAACGGTTGAGTTGACACGGGCGCAATAGCAACCGTTATAGGTGGCAATGCGGGCTGCGGAACGATACTTGCTGTACCGCATCCAACCAATAGCAATAAAGGTAGTAAACGTTTCATATGTTTTCTCTCTCTCAGTAGCCAGCTTGCTTCAGCAAGCCGACCATCTTCTCTAAAGTCATAACACAATACTGTTGTGCGGGATCACCAACTCCCATACGTTTAGCGATCAACACACCGAAGTCAGCGTGAGCGTTAGTCGTTTCGACCGATGTCTCACGCAACCATTCGGACAACTTTAATGTCTTATGATTTTTACATTCCCAAACGATACCTGGTGTACCGGTGATATCCCCTTCGTCGAACTGGCCTGTTAAAGCTTTCCGTTCGGCGTGGGGGAAACCGTGTTCTTGTAAATAGCGGGTGATAAGCGTTTCAAACGCTGTCCCTTTTTGCTTTTGCTTGCTCATTGACGGACTCCAATGGTATTCGCTGTTGCCGTTTACTTTTACAAGTGTGCATTGGCACACCGTTCAACGGTACATGGGTTACTAATGTTGTCCGACATAGGGGACACCACCAGTTTACCAAATGGACATCAGAAAGGTTCTTCGTCATCATCAATTACATCTGCATGCAGGGCTTTTGCGGCACGAGCAGTGGGGTCACTAGCACCCCAACGTAACGATACAGCTACTTCGTCAGCGATAACTTCGACACGCTTGCCTTTTGTTCCGTCTTTCTTTTCAAAGTTTTCAATCTGCAAACGACCAATAACAATTACACGAACACCTTTACCAATTTTGTCGGCAACACTTTCTGCCTGTTCACCAAATACCACGATGTCATGCCAAGTTGTTTTCTTGTTGTCGTCTTTACCAGAAGTGTCAGCGACACTGAATTTGAGGATCGCTAAATTAGCCGGCGTGTATTTCAGTTCGGGGTCTCGCCCTACGTTCCCTGCGATAGTGATGTTGTTCATTTGTTTTGGCTCATTTCTTTGAAGGCGGCACGAAGTTTGTTCATGTCGTCGTTGGTTACATTGGATAAATTAACGCCAGCGTGATCGGCTACTTTGTCGTGATCGAGGTTTGCATCAGCGCATGCTTTAATGAACTTGCCGATGATCTCAGGATCAACAGGGATCGTTGATGTTACTTCAACGTTCGCTACTGGTTTTGGTGCTGGCTTGCGGGCAGGAATACTTTTTTGTGGTGCTGGTGCGTGACCGCCCAGGTCTTCCCATTCGTTCTTAGTCCACAAAGACAAGCTGATACCGAATCGCATAGCGGCGTTACGCAAGAAGTCACCGACAAGTTCTTTGTCGAGTTCTTGTTTGTCGGCACGAACGCTACCAACACCCAACATTTTCTTACCATAAATGGTGAGGTATCCCCACATGGTAGCCATACCGTTTTCGACATGAATCGCTGGTCGACCGTTGTCCCATCCGCATGGTTCGTATGACCACAGTGGATCAATCTCAATGAGGATACGGGTGATGTCTGCGTGACCAACAAAATCTAATTGCATACCACCTTTAGGCAGTTTGCCAACAATCTTCGGGTCTGGGACTGCGTAGTTAGATAAAATATCTTCTAATAATTCTTTTTTGTTTTCCATTATTTCTCTCCTTTTGGTTAATTTAACACAGGTTGTGTACTTTTAAATAACATCTTAATAAGTTTGGGCGTATTTACATCAGGCCCAAACTTAATATACGTACCGTCAACACTATCAACTCCCCACATGAAAGCTAACTTCATGCGTTTGGTGCTGTTAACTCTACCCATATGAACGTGTTTATTTCTGTCTTTTGCTTCACCAGTTATACGACGGGCTGTTTCTGACAATTTGTATTGTGTTGTTCCACCGATGAACACGCAATCTAATTCATCCCAAGGGATCGAACCACCGTTTTCTCCGTCTTGTAAAACATAAGTTGCTTTATGCCCCATGTTTTTTACATGACCGGAATGGATATCCCACAGTAATCGAGTTTGCAAAGCATCTCCTACGACATCAGGGACTACGGTAAACAATGGTTTTGAAGGCCATTTGTCTAACCATTTTTTCCATTTGGTTTCATTCCAGTTAGATGAGTAGCAACCGTTGTCTGCGGCTGCTACCCAATCTGGGTCACCCAATGTGTATTGTCCATGAGGTGTTGGTGTAGCCATGAAACCGATCCCTGCGTTTTGAAGCATTTGTTTTAAGTGTGGTTCTTTAGGAAGTGCGCCGCTGAGATAAATCACGGTTGTAAATCCAAATCAGTAGTCCAGCCAACAAGCTGACATATGCTTTGCCGATTACTTGTCCTTGCCAAAACATCGTTGACCCGAAAGCAATCTGGAGGAATAGTAAGGAATCGACTACGCCACCAATGATTCCTGATACAACTACTGCGGTCACAATCCGCTTTTTATGTAGTGGTGTGTAGACACAGAAGTCAACTAGTTCTCCGATTGCAAATGCGATAACTGAAGCTGTCGCAATATTTTTATCTGCAAGCAAATAGGAAATTAGTGATCCTAAACCGATGGCGATTAAAGCAATCTTTCGCCCTGAGACACGTTGAATAATGTCTCGTGCAAATAAAGCGAAACCGATTAGTAAGACTCCTGATGGTGCGGAGTATCCGAAACCGACAGGTATTGTGTGTGGGCCATCTGGAAAACTTTGAGTTCCAATATTAGAAATCATCCAGTTGGCTGCCGGTATTGATAAACAATAAACTGCAAACGCTAAAATCTTTTTCATTATTTTTCTCCTTTGAATCGCATTACTCTGTATTGGCTTGTTTTCTGGTATTGATGGAACAACTCTGGCTTCTCCGAGGCGAGCAACTTGCTGTCGAAGGAGGTCTTGGATTGGGGTTTCCACGAAACTACCTGCTTTCCGTTTACGACACCATACTGGTTGTCTTTTAATAGTAAACCGATGGTTGCTTTCAACTCATCTTCTTCAACACCCAACAACTTCTTTTGTTGCTGGACTTCACTTAACCGTGTGAACACTTCAGCGTACTCAGTGAGATCGGCTGTCTCACTACTGGAGTCCACATATGCGGCTGACACTTCTTCGTATGTTGCAGGCCATTCGGCAGGGATACTACCGAGTTTGATCCACCACACAAACTCTGTGACAGCACCAATGTGCAACAATTTTTCTTCCATAGTGACCGGTTGACGGTGAACATGTAGGTCGAGGGTACTGTCAAAGATACCCCAAATGATTTCGTCTACGTTGGCACAGATAGCTTGATGTACACCCTGCCAGTACCAGTAGCGAGGCAGTACGCCATCCCATTCACGGTTGTAGGTTTTGATTTCGGCAACAACTTTAGGTAGATCAAACGCTGACCCGAAACCTTTGAGGTATGACTCTTTGTCTACACCATCAAGGGTCGCAACCATTGGGCTACCAGAGTTCTCAATCGCATACATGACTGACGGTTCGATCAGTTCAATACCGATCTCGTCACCGAGCCATTCAAGAAGTGTGGCTTCCAAACGGTTGCCTCGTTCCATAGCACGATTCGTTTCAGTAACAACAGGCTCATCAACCATCTTCGCTACAGCCAAACCGTACTTACTGATGAACCGATGTTCACCGTGTACAGCAGCAGCTTCCGATGCTGAGATACGAGGGTTACCTTCCTCGTCACGATGTCTGGCTTTAAGCCATTCCATCGAACCGTGGGGTGGTTTAATAAAAGTTGATGACATAATCTCTCTCTCTCTCTTGTTTGTTTATTTTACTTTACTATAGGGGTGTATGGAAGTCAATCCAATTCTTGATTCCAATTCACTGGCATATGGATAGCTAGCGAGTACACGTTAACAATGTTCTCCCACGGGATGTGGTTGATATCACCAACGACTTCAGGTTCTTCAGCATCATTCATAACAGTACCGACAAGAGTCATATAACCAGGCTTGCACCTCGGCCATACCCAGCCGACAGTGATCGGCATAACAACCTCAGGTTCGTACCCGTCAGTCAAAGTCCACGATGCGTCACCACCGGAATGAGCGTCACGCCACTGCACAACAACCATCGGCCAAGTGGGATCGTCTTCATCGTAAACTTCACTCATCGGGTTCTTCGGTGGGAACGCCGACCGATCCGCACTCTGAGCATCGTCTTCCATCCCGTTGTCTCCAATACTCATCGCATTTTTCGCAGTACAGATATTCTGTCACACATACAGTTTACCTCGCCACCACGCCCTGCCGCTATGGATTGGGATTTGCTCATACCAGAATTCCCCGTCACCAAGCTGATATGTGACCACGGCTAACCCTTGTTGCCAGTCCTCGACTATGGGCAGTGGGCGACCGTCAAGGTCTATGCCACCCTTTGTCGAAGGAACTGCACCATCTGTCTTAGCGAGTGTACCTGGTGAAGCTGCAAGGATGGTTTTTGCGCCATCGTAATCTTCACGTGACCGTTCTGCCCATTCACGCCTGTGGATGTGTCCGAATACCACGCTGGTTTTTGATGTTGCAAGGTACTTATGGGCCGTGGAGCTTCCGCTTGCCACTTTGTCTCCGTGGATGACCCTGATACGTTCGTTGATCCAGTACGACGAGGCGGGGTAGCCAGCCAAATACCTAATCCGATACTCATCGAAACGACACAGATGAGGGACACTGAGAATAGGCCAACTATCCGGTGTGTTACCTCTGCGTAAACCGAACGCTGCTTTGGCGTTGTCAAGGACATAGTTGGGTAGCCTTTCTTCGTGGTTTCCTGCGAGCCATACGATATCTGCGTTGGGGGCGGCTGCCCGTAGTTCGGCAGAGAACTTGGTCGCTCGATCAATAGATGCTTGGGTTGTTTGGGCGAACGCAGGGGACAGACGGTACTTGCCGAATTCGGGGAAGTCCATGTTGTCGCCTACGAGGATTACTTTTTCAGGGTTACTTGTAGCCACAATATTGAGAGCGATAGTTAACGCTGTCTCGTCGTGGGTAGATACAAGATCGCCGTTGCTGTCACGGTAGTAACCGAACTGGATGTCGGGCAGGATCACTGCTGTCTCATATCCGTCAGGTTTCGTTATCGGTTTCGGTAACACCATTTTGACATTGGCTGGTTTACCAGGGTTAATAACAGGCCATTGTGGGCCTGTCTCCCATGCCGGCGAGAACTGAATACCCATGAGGTCATGGATTTCTGCTTCGCCTTCATCGTTTTTGGTGAGCGATTGGTAGATGGATACTCGACCGATCTGCCCTACTTCTTCGACGTTGATGCCTTGCCGTTCAAGTAGGTCTGCGATTTTGCCGAGGACTTCTTTGCGGTTGGCGGGTGGGCCTGCTGCTAGTTCTTCACTTAATGCCACAAGAACACTTCCCTTCCAAATGCTTTCGTAAAGCAATCTTGCCTAAAGTGTGACCGTTTTCTGCTAACACTTTCCGTAACCATACACTAGTCCACGGGTATACACCGGACTTTTTGTCGGCTTCTGATCCTTCTTTAACTTTGCCGATAGCTACCACTAGGGCTTGGCGTTCAACTTTGTCTAACTCATCAAGAAGAAATTGGACTTTGCAATCAAAATATTTAGGGTTGTTTGGCTGCTTGTATAACTGTTCTGCGAGACTCATGTTCCTCCAGTTTGTCTATGATGAAACCAAGACGGTCGCCATCATCTCTCCCTTTAGGTATCACTCTAGTTAAGTAATACCTGATTTCAGGGTACAGTTGACTAAGTTCGGTACACAATGTCAAGCATCTCCTATAAAAAAGCCTGTGGGCTGGTTGTTTGTTATTCTTCAGACTGGTGAGCATGCCAGTCTATATGCTTGTCTAGTCGCCGGCGCACAGTTTTCATGTCGTCACGAACTTCGGTCAACAGTTTGATTGATTGACCGTGTTGCTCAGTGTTTCGTTTATCGAAACGGGATAAGAACCACATGACAGGCCCGCCGATGAGGGCGACCGCAATGGGGACTAATACTAACTCCACGACTCACTCGTCGTCGTTATTAGATTTGTTTGAGAGAGCAGCTCCAGCGGCGAGACCCGTGAGTGCGCCTGTAATGCCAGCGGTCAACGGACTTAATATCTCGAACATTTTAATATCCGCTTCGGCCATCTTGTCAGGCTGGTAAACAAAAATAAGCGAGTACAAGAGTCCACCTACGATGAACGCTAAAACTCCTGCGAGTGTGAGAACAAGTAACGCACGTACTCGTGCTGCGATCTCATCTGGCGATAGTCGTTTGCGGGGGTTCTTGGTTTCTTGGGTCATCAGCGGGATTCCTATAGCGATCAGAACATGCGGTTAAAAGAGAAGCTAACAGCACACAGCCTACGATGGCTAGGTTAAGTCGGCTACGGGTAATCATACACCAATTTTAGCAGGTTTGTTACTTGTCTATCATGCTCGCACTAATAAACAGGGCGAGGCTTACGGCACTGGCGATGAGGCCGATGGTTTGGGTTTTCCCTGACAGGGTGATGATGACTAGCACGAGTCCTGATGCCATTACGCCTGCTTCAAAGAGGGTTTTCCATAGTTTCATTTTGTCTGCTTTCTGTTTGCTACGGGGATTGTTGCTCCTAAAGCGGCGGTTGCTGCGGTGACTGTGCGTCGGGTTGATACGGATACGTTTGATCCGAGGGGGACATAGGTGTCGAATGTCCCGTCAAAGACGTTGATTTCTTCCTCAAAAGCTTCTCGTACTTCGGGGGGTGCGTCTTGGACTGCGGACACTATTTCGGCGGCTTGTTCTGGGGTGAGTTCGTCGACGATGATGGCATCAAAGATTTCGGTTGCTTCGTCTGCTGTGACGGTAGCAAGAACTTGTGGGTCGGTAGCATAGGCGACCGCTATTTCGGGTTCTACGGCTTCCCCTTCTACAATCGGGGGTAATGTCGTAGTTGTGGTTTCGGGGCTGTCAGGGGCGGTCTGAGGGGGTTCTGAGGCGATTTCTGTAGGCTGCGAGGTAGGCGGGATGGTAGTCGTCGCTGTCGTAGTAGGCGGCGAGGTTGTCGTCAACGGAGTCGGAAAAAAGGGACTCAAAGAAGTGGTAGGAACTAATGAAGTTTGGGGGGTTTCCAGCACCGATGTAGAAGTCGTCGGTGCTTCCGTGACAGGGACAGTCGTTGTTGGGACAGTGGTAGTAGTTGTCGTCGGCAGGATCGTGGATGTTGTAGGCAGTTCCCATGTTGTTGTGGTCTCCGGTATCGTCGAGGTGGTGGAGGATGTGGTTGACGGTGGTTCGCCAGGCAACAGCGTTGTGGTAGGCAATTCGGGCTGGGTCGTCGTCGAAGATACTTCGGGTGGTAGCGATGTTGTCACCTCAGTTGTAGTCGTCGGGTCGGTTTGTAACCCGTTGTAATACAGTTCGTACTGGATATTCCATTCGCCACCTCCCCGCCATACGTCAGGTTCGTAGCAACAAGTAGATGCCCGTAAACGGTATCGGCCTGCGGGTACTTCTATCTCGATCCGTGATTGTAACCCAATGAAGTCGTCATTGGTGATCAATAACACCCCGTCTTCTGTGTATAACCAGAGTTGGGGGTCTGACGGGAATGTATCAGATTGATATGTTATTGCCACGAACAGGGTTGGTTCGGAGTAATCAAACCAAAAGTCTGTGGGTTGGGTGACACGGATTGTTGATTCAGCCGAAGCGGGTGTAACAAAAGCTAGGGCTGATACAAATACGAGGGTGATGCGAAGTATGTATCTCAACGAACGTCAAGAGTGGGGAACGCTGCGAGAGCATCAGTAACTGCTTGTGGCAATGTGTCGCCGGCTACATAGCGGATGTGCCATGCTTCGGCGTTTGCACCGTCACGAACTTCCCATGAGAAACCGTATTTGAGGGCGTTGCTGGTCATAAATCCGTCACCGAGCAACCATTCAAGTCGCTTACCTGACGCTGA